GGGGCGTGTGAGTATCCATGGGTATCCTGGTGAAGTATTCATGGGTAACCTTTCGAATCCTTCGATCTCAGGGATTCCAACAATTGCTTCCTTTTGTGACAAAACTTGGGGTTCTCTAGCCTTTATGAGGCGTCTATTTTCTTCCTTCATCATGTCGTTCACTATTTTTCTATGTTCACTGGGGAATGGGATTTGGCAGAAGGAATACTTCTCAATACCTTTCCTTAAGGGATTGGTACGATTCTTAAGCCTCGGGTCGTTAACGCTTAAGACTGCCGGTTGTGAAACTGCGGGTGCTATCTTTTCATGAATTTTAGTGGGAATAATTTCTGTAGATGGGGATTGATAGAACTCTTTTCCTTTCGGGGCTTTTCCAATTCGACCAATATGTCCTGGGGGAATTAAGTTCCCGAACTTAGCTTCAGCGGTTGGTGCTGGTGTGCCTTCCTTCCGCTTTACTAAGCCCTCGATCATCTCTCTTGTAATTAACTGTGCGTATGAAACCTGATCGCTGCTTGCTACGTGAATTCCGAGAATCTTTCCTGACAACCTGTTTGAATAGGCAACCAAGACCGATCCACAATCTCCTGCTGTCGAACATTTTGTGTACCTCCAGGCAGACTGGATGTATATCGGTACACCATTGTAAGTCTCAAATTTCAACTCCTTCAACGCTCTAATCTTCAAATTCTCAACCAAGACATTACGTCCCTGGGGGTTGAGTTTACATAGAGCTCCTTCTCCGTTCTGAAAATATTGAAGTTCTTTCTCTGAAACAAAGTGATGAGTGTTACTTTTGTGGGCATGAAATTGGGGGGGCATATCATACATGATCATATCCTTGTTGGGGAAGAGGCGGCATCGTTCTTCACGATATTCCACTTGGAGCCAAGCTCCGTTGTGGAATATCTCGAAGAGATCTCCGTTCTCAAGACCATATGTGAAGTGCTTGTTGATGATCAGCCACCTATCGCCAATAGCATAACCGTTGATGGTTTGGCTACTAACTCCAGGCTTGCCAAGCGTCCTTAATTTATACAGATAGGGAAAAATCCGCGTCTCTGTCAAAATTTCAACTTGTGCTGATTCTGCTGTTCTTTTTGGAGAAGCGTTAAGCGCTTCTGTAATACTTCCTGCGTTTGCGCTAACCTTAAGGGCTCGCGTACCTTTTACATCTGTCGCATAGGGAGAATTTTGAGCCGTGATCTTGTGTGGAATTTTTGATCCTTTCGTGATGTCGCTGTAAACTGATTCAGCTCGGGCTTGAG